AGGCCAAACCGCTTCAAATATAAACTCATCAGTCCAACCGGTCATGGTTCCGAATGCATCGAACACAAAACTTTCACTTAAATCGAAAACGGTTTTTAACTTATCCCTAAATGATTTATCAATGTACTTAAACTTTATTTCTGCCATTCTTTTCGTTGCAACTGTTTGTAATCTAATACCGCCATCAGACATTTTATGCACAACTTGTTTTGGATTTTCTGATGGCTTGTAATTTTTGGCGCTCGGGATTCTTCCATCAACCGCAAAATTAACTAATGGATTTGAAATCATCAACCACCCGATTGCTTTTTCCGCATCCGCGCTTTGCGTTGCCTTCATGTCTATAGTTACCGAGGTGCAATCTACAGGCGTAAATCGCATGTACATAGACGTTTCGGAATTGGATGTGAATAAACTGGTTGAAGTTGATCCGGTGCTAGTAATGTCGAACGCGTTTGCCGTTACACCATTATAAAATATATCGAATGATTTTAAATTAGTTTGGATTAATGCCAACCGACTTACTGTTAAAGTTTCATAAAATGAAATTGTTATGCTTGACGTTGTTAAATCATTATTAAAACCGTCACTTGTGTACTGCCTAAATTTATCTCTGTTAAATAAAAATTCTTGAGTTAATGATCCGGAATCAATTGTTAGTTGCGTAGTGGTATTTAAAAAGTTTGCGCTTAAAATATCCATTAAATTAAATCCTCATCGAATGCATTCGATTCGTTGTTGCGGCGTAATTCGGTTAGCTGTTCGTCAACTGCTAATGCGAACTCGCGCGCGCTTGCTGGATCGCCCAACAAGCCACCGTTAACAATAATTGTAATTCCGCCGCCGCCGATTCCGCCACCGGAATCCGGATCGAAATCATCCGGTAAAGGAATGACCGCCTCATCGCGACCGGCCTCCCCAATTATCGCCGGTGTGCCGCCCCTCGATGATTGAACAATACCACCGTCCGCCATGGGAATCCCTGCAACTTGTGCCGCTTGAGCTGCGAACGCCGCACCGACCGCGGCCGCCGCTGCAAAGTTAAATGGTGGCGGAAATGCCGCTAATGCTTTCGATACACCTTCCGGCGCCGCGATTGCAATTTGAGTTAATGCGGCCGCTTTACCGATTGTTGCCAACGTTCGATTCCCACTACTTTGCAATGTTGCAATTGTCGCAAACGTTGAAGCTTGCGCGGATGCCTTGGCTTTATCTAATGCTGCTTGCAATTTTGCGCGAGTCATTCCCGCCTTAATTTCTATTCCTAAAAGCGCGGCCTGGTATTTTTGTTCTTCAGTTATTTTTGTTGCGTCTTCTTTTTTCTTAATTTGCGCATTTCTTAGTATAGATGTTTTAACATTTAATGCCGCTTGCGCCGCTCTATTGGCTTCGTGTTCATCTTGTTGCGCATCGATTGCATTTATTTCTTCGTATAAAGTTGCTTTTGCATCGGTCATTACTCTGCCGACCTCTGCAACTCCAAGGGCAGCAACTTCTTTTGCCTTTGTAAATTCACCCTGCATTAGTAAACTAACTGTTTCAATCGAAGCGGCAAGTCCAACACCTATCGCCCCGCCGAGTGCAATAACTTGTGCCTTTACCCCTGCGAATGTTTTTGAAATAAAACTTGCAATCGCAGTTAAACTTGCTAATGCAGCCTCGTTAGATTGTATATCATCCGCAAAATTTCTAATTGCTTTTGCGGCCGCGGTTATCATCGGCGCGAACGCCTGGCCGACAACTTCCATAACATCGCCTAATGAATTAGACATTTGATCCAATGCACCGACGCCCATTGCCGCGGCTTCTGCTTGACCACCGAATCGACTATTCATTGCCTCAGTTACCGCCGCCAACTTTTCAGATTTTGTCATTGATGTGTCAACCGCGATTCCATAACGACTTAATGCGTTTGTTGAACTCCCGATTGATTTACCAACTAAATCTGCCGCAGTTTTTAAATCTACCTTCATTCCTGAAGCAAAATCTAATGTGGCTTTAAGTAAATCTTCTGTTACTTCCGTTTGCCCTAAGTATGCAGTCAACTGGCCTTGCGCTGAAATTATTGCCTCATCTCCAAAGGTAGTAACTTTTTGTAAAGCAGTGGCGGTTTCCTGGTATTGTTTAGATAGTTTTTCTGTAAAAATCCCCTGTTGAGCTAAGGAGGTATTCAGGGAATTGATGGCCTGCTCTTGAACTTTGTACGCCGCGATTGATTTACCAACAAACGCCGCAACCGCAACACCTGCAATTGCGGCCGCCGCGCCGATTGCTTTAATGCCGCCGCGTACTTTATCTAATGCCTTTGCACCGGTTTGTTTTACTTTTAAAATTAACTCTGCGGTTTTTTTAGCCATTAGCGTTTGCCCTTTATTTGTTTTTCAGACATTTTAATTTCATTTAAAATAGCTTCGTTTGCTATTAATAAATTAAATTGATAATCGGCCGCACCTAATTCAACAATGGTACTCGGTAAAACTCCGTACCGTTTTGCAATGGCATCAACTTCAATTATTCCATCCCTGGTAAATTTCGTTGTTTTACTTTTTTTTTTCCATAAGTAAAATCAATTATTTCTTCGTACAATCTATCTGCTAATTCCCAATTTTTAAAAAGCTCATCAACATGCGTTCCGCTATCCTCTTTTTTTCTGGTAATAAATGGAACAACAATCCCCGCGCAAAGTACATCCCTGTAATGTATTTTCATTTTCTTTTCTAGATTTCTATTCTTTGCATCCGTTTCATTTTCCGCAACTTTATAAACATCATATTCCGCTTTTAAAGAATTAGATCCAGACATGTGATCGAATACATCAATTTTTTTAAGAGTGAAATCAATTCCCATGATTTTAACGCTCCGTAAATCATACAGAGCGTTTTCTAATTTGTTTGTTTTAAAAGGCCACATGTTAAGCATAACTCGAAACCAAGTTTGTTAATAATGCTTGAACAGCGTATCCGGATGCACTAGATGCATCACGTAAAACACTACAAGAAACTTCCGCGGTTAATATCTCATCGGGACCACCAACGGACGGATCGCCTGGTTCATTAATATAAATTTCTGGGAAATCAAATCGGACGCCCTCCCTAATAACCGATCCGGTCATTGTATCGCCCTGAAATTCTAATTGCGCGCTAAATTTACTTTCCGCAATCATTGCATTGTATGCCGTTAATGTATCGAACCGCATTGTAAAATTTAATGTAAATCCGGCCATTCCCATAGGTAAAACGTCCAATGTATCGCTTCCTATTCTGCGTGATTCCGAATCGCCTTTTAAATTATTAGCAATTCCGAACTCAACATTTTGCACATGCCAAAAACTGGTTGAGGTTAATGATGCAAACGTTGATTCTAAACTTAAACGACCGCTAACAAAACTTAAACAATCTGTTTGGCGTCCAACCAGTGCGGATGCAATGTCATTGCTCGTTACCGATGAATCTTTAATTAATACGGCCGTTGAACATTTTAATGGCTCATCTAATTCCGAACTAAATGAAATTTCATTTACGCGCGCGCCGGAATATTCAAATATTTGTCCGCCGCTTGAGTCACCTTTTCGCATGTTAATACATAACGATGTATAACTTAAATCTGCAACGTTTCCGATTTGGAATGTATGTTCAAACCCTAACCCACCAGCTGTTTCGCCAGTTGCCGTTTCCGTAGTGATAGCCCCACCGAATGCATTTTCTAATATGTATCCGAACGCGGTATTTTTCGGATCAACATAAAACTCCATGGAACCTTCTATCACTCGGCCCAATGAAATCCTTTTGGAAAGTGTTCGCGATGTTTCAACCTGCTCTAATATTTTTGTTTCTTTAGCTGTTTTTAATTCGGCAGAAATAAAACTTAAACCGGCAGTTGCCGTTGTGTATGTTCCGTATGCCGAATCGACTTCCCTGCCGATACCAATATATGATAACGAACTTATTAAACTTCCCTGCCCTACTGCCATTTTAAAACTCCCTTTAAATTAAATTGAACCTAAATAACTATAATGATGTTCCATTGCAACTTTACTTAATACGTGGTCTATTTGCGCGATTTCTTGCGCAACTTTATATCGTCTATCTAACGCACTCTTTACCAAAGTCCTGTTAGATGTTTTGTATTTGTAATTCATTTGCTCTTTCAGCTTTCCCATACCACCGACTAAAGCCACTGTATGTTTTGTGCATTGTACTACTGGAAGCTTAAAGGTTGAGACGTATTTAATTAACCACTGAGCTGAGAACATTAAATTACCGGATGTATAACAATGATCGCCGGCCGCATCTAATAAATAATGGTGCCTCATGTAATTGTCTTTACCGTTGCCAGTTTTGTTAAAGGCATAATACTTATTCGGTCTCCAACAATAATCGAAACCGATTAATAAAAGCTTATCATAGCCAAAGAAATTATTACGGCCCTTATTATTACTCTGAGTTAACATTACTACCATAGCGTTCGAGACATTAGTCCCTGCTGGTATAAAGTTATTGCAACCAGAGATTGCACTGAACTCTTTTTCATAGTGCATTACATCTTCGTTTACAAAAAAGTATTGAGCCTTCCAGTTGCCCTTTGCAGTCCACTCGGGATTGCCGCAAACGTTCATCAATAAGATGGTATCTTTTAATTGATCTTTCCAGGGTTCTAAGTATTTTTCATAGTCAACATTTGCATCGCAAACCATACAATATTTAGGAATGATTCCATTATCTAGTAAATTTCCTAGAGTTTTGTCGCAAGCTAATATATCTACATTATCTTGCTGCTCTTTTATCGTTTCGATGTTCTCTTCAAATGAATATCCATTCGCAACGACCAGACAAGCCTTACCTATTCCGGTATTTTCTAAATCTACTAATGGTAGCTGTTTATATTTAGAGTGTTCCTTGGCGTGAGCTCGCCATTGTACGCACCATTGTTTATAAGCATTCTTAGACTGTTCTGTTACCTGTTTTTCGTTTGGCACTTATTTAAACTCCTTAATAAAAGACCGTGGCCTTTATAGTTAACTCACCAATTCTCATATAAGCATCTTCGCCGATACTCGAGGAATGATAAGCAACGTCTGTGGCAATTTGCCATTTAACGCTGTCGTTTAAATTATGGTCATTTCTTAAAAGAGATTCAACATTTTCCATTAACTCTTCTAAATCTTCATCCGCTGCATCATTAAATATATCGGTCGAGTAATCAGTATTAAAAACAATTCCCAATATTTTAAAATCAACCTCGGCCTTTCTTTTACCTATGGCCTGGCTAACTGCTATGTCACTAGACTCAATATTCTTCCTATCAGTATAAATAGAAATACAAGGAAAAAGACTTGGCTGTGGTGGTATCTTTTCAGGATTTAATCTAATTACTTGCTGGACTCTTCTTGACATTCCACTTGACAAATCTATTAAACTTGAAGTCGTAGTATTGTTGTCATCCAGTAGGGTTTTTATTTCTGATTTAATTTGTGGTAAGTCTAGCTTAGGAGATGCCATTTATTTCTCCTTCAATGCAAACTGTAAAGTCGCCTTAGCCATAGTTTCCAATGCGCCTCCAGACAACCACATGAATTCTCTTTGTGGTAATCTTCCACCACCAACATCGTGTGCGGCAGCGTATGGGAAACCGTTTTTTGTTTTCGCTTTATTAACTAAAATTGGGATCTCGCTCGGACGCCCCTTTATACCTATCGCTGGTATAACACTATTTCTTAATTTACCTGTTCGAGCTAACATATCACCGCTCAAACCGGCTCTTTTTAAGAAATCAGAATATGAAACAGACCATGATTGCCAACGTCCCGAGGAACCTTTTTCATCTGTGAAATGTTTAGCAACATCTTTTTGAGCAATAGGTGCAACGAATTTAACGTACTCACCTACTCCGTTATCGACTTTTTTAATACGATCTTTTATGGATCTTAATAAAGCTTGTATCGACCTATCATTTAATGTTGCTTCAACGGCCATTAATTAATCCCTACCTGTTTTAATATCATTTAACTTATTTGAATCTATAGACCAATTCAGAGGGCTATCTTCGTCGAATGTAGAATGATAATCTTCACTATTAGATAGTACTTGTTGAGGGTTATCGAGCTCGCTTATTACTTGTCCACCAGCGTCTATTAAATCAACTGTATTATCGGCCAAGCCCTTTAAGCAATCCTTAACATCTTTAATTAATTCTTTGCCTCTGGTAATAGACTCTTTACTACCCCTAGATATACGCAACCACATGTAGCCTTCAGCTAATCTATCGCACCATGAGATTAATAATGGTGGGTTAGTCGCATAAGCAGTTGTCGTAACGTAAGCGCCTATGTCGTAACGCTTAGACACCCATTTATTTATTTCGTTTTGTGACTCTACGATCATATTAGAACCTAACGCAATGGTGGCGGCGTCAAATGTAACCCCCACCATATTAACGTCCAACGTTGTTGTAGTTGAATAGTAATTAGCCATTCCTTTCCTTTAATAAACCTTCGCTCTTAATTCTTTTTAATAAGAGTTCTGATTTACTAGCTCGGCCCGCGTATGTTCTATAAGTGGCGCCGTTATTCTTTTTGCGAACTAAAATGATTTTATTATCTTGCTCGCCCTTAGCTGTTAAGAAAGGTTTTAAGTAATAATACTTTTCGCCAACGTACTCGAGCGCATTTCTAACTTTTACTAATTCTTTGTGCTGTCTTGATTTGGCTTGTACCGAAGTTTCTTCAACAGCTAATGTGTCTACAACATTTTCTACTGGTAATTCTTCAGCAACTTCCTTAGGTGGTCTACCTCTACGGCGTTTAACCTCTTCCATCGCTAACCTCCACGGTTAATTGAAAGCCCCACATAAGTGCAGGGCCCATATTCTTACTAAATAATATTTTTAATTAAGTATCCAGACAAACTAGAAACAATCTTAGCTTGATACTGCATATTAACTTCTATCGCATCACTTTCGCGCGACTCTTCTCTCCATCTCTTAACTAAAGGCATATTCTTTCTGAAAATAAATCCAGCGCCTTGAGATTTCAATGACGGTCTGGCTCTATGTCCACACCAAAAATTTCCGCCCATGATATAACTAACAGCAACAGTTGCACCTTCAGCTCCAGTATCTCTACCGGCTCTAGAAATCATAAGATCATCTAAACCGAAAAGGGAAGCTAACATTTTTTCAGTAACTTCTGCGCTCGTATGTTTAACACGATCCAGAATAGACTGGTGATTTTTTGTAACTTCTAAAGCGTTATGAGGCATAAGCCCAACGTTTGCTTTTTGTCCACTGTTAAGTAGAACCTGCGAAGTTGCAGTATCAACAGGAAGGATTGGGTTTGAAGTAATAGTATTAACTTCCCAACCAAGAGCCGCTGTAAGTGAAGTGTTTTGACTCCAGCTAGTTTCTGTGAATAAAGATAAAGTCGAAACTTCTAAACGTCTAAGGATAGAATCAGTCAACTCTTCTACAGTATCGGCGTTAAGATCACCAACATCATAATTGTCTTTAAGGTCATCAGCAATAAAATCTTTCAATCCATGCTTTTCAAGAACATACGAACCAGTCGACACATTAAAGTCATGTAACTTAGACTCTGCACCTATGGCGCGATTAGTTTCAGGTACACGAAAGTTTCTTTCATATATTCTGTAAACATCACTGTTCTTTTTAACTGGAACCATCGGGAAAATCTTATCGGCAATAAAATCGGCGTTGCGATATTTTGCTGACAAGTTTCCCAATAACTTATCTACTCTAACTGAATTAATATTTGGCATTTCTAAATTCTCCTAAATGAATGTTAAATTTGTACAACTAAATTATAAACCTAATCCTTATGGAATAGTTCTATTACCTGGTTGAATTAATACTTGTGCAACTGTCCCTGTAACGTTAACTTTAGCGTCTAATAGTATTCCTATATAAGACGATGCTTCAGTATCAAGAACGTATGGAATTCCACGACCGGCACTATCAGCGCCAACTAAAGAACCACTAACGCAAGTATCGTTAAATAAAACTTTCGCAATACCGTTAAGCTGAACTGGAATAGCTCCAGTTGCATCTATAACATTACCAATAGTTACACCAATGGCGGCTTCTTGAACACCTGCTGGATATTTTACAGCATGGGCAGTTGCAGTTAAATTACAAACAATTCGTTGACTAGCCAAAGCAGTAGCAACTTTAAATGATTTTACTAAATCTGAACTCATTTTTTAATCCTCCGTTTATTAATTAATTAAATCTATTCTTCTTCGCTTTCGTTTTCTTCGTTTTGCATTTCACTATGAACTGCGCGGTATGCTGTAGAGTAATCACATTTTTGTGCTACTGCATACGCTTCGATTTTCTTTTCGATAGCATCTTCAGAATTATTTTTCTTTTCGCCATCCAAAGAACCTTCATCAAAGTTAACTTCTTGAGCTGTTTTAAATAGTTTAAGGGCTTCTTTAAGAATTACTTCTTTTGAAGTTTCCTTGTCGTCAATCGAATATACTTTCTTATCTGATAGTAATTCGTTTATGTATTTCTCCATTGAAGGCGTACAAAGCTTTTCTGCTTTTAGTTCTCCAATGTATTGCTCTTTTTTTGCTTGCTTTGCAACCGCATCAGCTTCAGCAAGTTTTACTTCCTGGTCTGCCTTGAACTTTTTAAGTTCAGCAATCTCAGTATCTTTTGCTTCTTGATCTGCTGTGAATTTAGCAACTTGCTCTTGTAGTTGGTCGGCTTTTTCAGCTTTCTTTCTTAGAGCCTCTTGCTTTAGAATTTCTTCTTTATTTTCTGGCATCTTTTTATCTCCCTGATTATATATTTTACTTTCAAAATCGGTGTTATATATTTTTAATGAATTGTAATCGTTGGTTTTGTAATTTGCTAGAATATCTGACAGATTTGAAACAGCGGGGTTATCTGAACCGAGTAACGAAACCGCTGCCAATGCCTTTTTATAAAGGTTATCGCCTAACCTTATATTCCAAAATATTTCACTTGATACTTTACGGTATGCTTTATTTTCAATTAATTCAAATATTTTTTTCGGAATGTCTATAAAATCCGCAATTAATTTATTTCCCTGGACATAAATCGAGCCAACCCAACCGGCCGCTGGCATTCCATCCTCCTGTAAAAGCGTTTGTTTTTCCGCATGTCCTAATTTTAATGGCGGGCGGAAACCGTCCTTATTTTCATCAAATGCTTTTACCATTTCATTTAAATCGGCAACGGTATAAGTATCACCATTCCAAGTACCGGCGCTGAATATCTCAACACCTTTAACTGACTTTAATTCAGCGGCGTATTTCTTAAGATTATTAATTGAATTAAAGTTCTTTTGGTTTTCCTGGAGCCAAGCAAGAGCCTCTTCCATGTCCCACGTTGGTTTGCCGAATTTGACAGCCTGAATCATTTTCTTTTCTGAGTTTAATAATTGAGTTAATAAATCAGGGCTTGAGGGCTTTCCAACAATTAAAGTAATCTCAAATCCGAATTGAATTACCTCGAAAGAATCATCTATGAACATCTCTGAAGGATGGATATTTCTAATTATTTCGTTCTCACTTTCTTCTAAAAAATTAGCAGGCATTATTTAATCCTCTCTATTAGTCGGTCTATTTTGCTCTCAATATTATTTAATCTTTTATCTAATCTCGTATCTATTCGATTTATTCTTCCACCTTGAGTATTTACCACTTCATTAGTTGTAAATGTTTTGTGCATATAAGCAAAGGAGACTATAGAATAAACTAGACCTCCTATAACCATGGTAATAAAAAATGTTAGGAATTCTTTTGGATTACTACTCATTTTGTACTAAATCCTTTACCGATATTATCTTCAATATGTTTATCGATGCTTTTCTTAGGAACTTTAATATCTCCAGCGCGTCTTGTTTTAATGGTGCCACCTACTGACTTATCAGGAGTCATTTTTTCAAAGGTAGTGATTGGAATTAACATTGAGCGGCAATTAAAATGCAAAGGTGGGTTAGGTTGATCACCCTTAGCGAATTGCTTACCGTGAAGACCGGCGCACATTTCCGTTGTAAGTCCGTCTAAGATCGCGCTGTATTGATAGCCTTGTACTATTTCGGAATCATCGTATACGGCCAACCTGCCCTTATTTAGAACCTCTGTTGACTTAGTACGCGCATAACGTTCGATGCTGGTTTGCATATTCTTCTTTGAGATGCCCTCTAGTTGTTTTATTACCGCGCCCAATGGTTTCCCATCCTTAATGGCTTGCTGTAATGTAATCCGCATGTCCTGTTTAAATCTATATTCCCAATCACCAACCGCGCCAAACGTTTCCGATTCCAAAACCTTTAAAAATTCTTCTGGTAATAATACCTCGGCAAAGTTTTGTTTTTGATGCAATTCATTACTCGCCATTTTTTGACCATCAGTAAATAG